GATCATTACTCGCATATAGCCACATTCAGTACCAGCAGATTTAAACAGCGTTTGTACTCGTTCCATATTTCACCCATAAAAACAGGGAGGCCGAAGCCCCCCCTTATTTTGTTTAGCAATCTATTAAGGATTGCCGCCCATTTTAACACCCCATGCTGGGTTGAATGTTGCAAATGTTGGCAACAAATCAAAGCGGTAACGGTTTTTGTTACCTACGCCATCAGAGAAGCGGTGAACACGGATTGAGTTACCGTTGAAGTTCATTACGTTGGAATCTAGAGCATGTAGTTTAGGAAGCACTACAGAACCCATGCCAACAAAGTCACGACAGTAGGCAATCTCAGGGCGGTAAGTGGCATCAGGAGTGCTATTAAGTACTGTGACGTTATCGCCAGAAGTGATAGCGCGGTCTACAGTGTTAAATGCACCATCTAGCAGGGTTTCAAAGATAGCTGCGCCAGATACGTTAACAACAATATTACCAGATCCATCAGCAGTCGCATCTTCAAGAACCGTAGCTGTGAACTTAACAGGGGAGCCATTCTTATCAAGGGTCTTGCGGTTACGCATGTTGATAAGGTTAGAGCCTTCAAACTGTAAAACAGTACCAGCATTCAAGGTACCAGTGGTAGGAGTAGCACCCGCTAGAGTGATAGTCATACGGTAGGTGTCTTTGTAGCTTGCATAGGTAGCCGAAGGAGTGGCGCCTACAGTCAAGCCCGAAGTAGTGTTACCGGCAGTGAATAATGGAAGGTTGTTAGTTGTAAGAACATCCAAGCCTGCAAAGTTGCGCTTGATCATGGCGCTAGACCACGCATCACCCACTTCATTGTTCACACCTAGCTGAGTTTGAAGGTCAGACAAAGCGGTTTCAGTGAAGTTATTGATCACGCCGTAAGACATGCCAGAAGGTGCGCCGATTTCTTTAAGCAGTGCGCCAGCTTCCGCAACGTCAGACCATTTACTGATTGCACTATCAGGGTCACCAGTTTGCAGGGCGGCATTCTTGGCCATATAGTTGGCAAGCTCGCTCTCTAGCTCAGTGGTCATATCCATCGCGATAGGCTTCAATAGCTCATCTAGTTGATTAGCTTCTAAGGCTTCCTCAACCTGAGTGTTCTCAACATACACAGTAATGTAATTGGAAACTTCAGCCTGCACGCGACCAACTTTAACAGGGTTAGCGCTGGATGAGGTCAAGTCACCATCAGCAGTACGTTGTGGTACATATTGAGGCGGACGCTTCATAGCCACCGCACCATAATCACGACCTGTAGATGCGTCAAAATCGTTTACAAGCTGCTTAGATACAGTCTTGCCTAGCACTTGGCTAGATTCAAACTCTTTAGCAAAAGCCTTCAGGAGCTTGGTGTTAATGTTAGTTTGATAGTTGTTAGGCATTTGTGGCCTCCTTAAATGATTTTAGCGTCTGGGAATTGTCGGCTGAACCCATCTTGCTCAACCATTCCTCCACCATTGATTTCAGGCAACGGATCAGGCGCATTTGATACTCTTGGTGTCTTAGATAGGGCTTCAGCTTTGATTTGTGTCTCAATCTTAACCGCTGCCTGCATCGGAGACATTTTCAACACTTCATACATAAGAGCGGGATTCTCAGCCAAATGAACAGCGATAGCAGGCCCATTAGGGTCTGACATAATATGCTGCGCCAATTCAGGCTTAACACCTGCGTTGGCTATTGTCTGCTCTGCTACACCAAGCTTATCTAGATCAATACCGCTTTTTTGTGCGTTACTAATCCAGCCGTCAATAGCTTGCTTTTGCGCTGCCTGCTCTTGTGCTCTCTTCTGTTCTTCTAGTTGCTTTTGATACTGTGACTTTCCAACATCTTCAGCAACCTTGCGGTTATACGCTAAGGTGTCAGCGTGGTATTTGCGCATTTTCTCTTCATCGTAAATATCATCAGGCAACTCAGGCGCATCAGATAGTCCACTTTGAACAGGTGGCGCACTTGGCGCGTCTACCTTTGCCTTTTGGGCTTCCTCAAGCTGCTTCTTTAGCTCTTCGGCTTCCCGCTTGGCTGCGTACTTTTCGGCTGTAATCTTATTGATACGAGCCTGAACAGAATCATGTTTTTGTTCGTGGTTTTCTCCACTATCCGGTGATGATTCGGAACCCTGTACTTCCAAGCCTTCTGGCTGGCCTTGCTCTAAGGTTTCGGTTTCTGGGGTATTAGCATCTTCAGTCATTTAAAGCACCTTAATTGGCGAAAAGAACCGCGATTAGGTCGCGTACCTTGGTTATATTTTAACCCTGTCAATAGGCTAATGCAATTAGGTAGATTAGAGGTATAGTGAAAGGCTATTGGATGGGCAATAAAAAACCCCAGTTAAGGGGTTAGTGGTGAGTACTTTAGTTACTCGACATTATTGCCAATATAGTTAATCTCCCAATACTCTTTGATATTTCCGCTTTCACTTGTTGTCTCAAATGTAGTTGAATCGGCACACCTAGACTCGTCAAACACTTCAGCATTGAGAATAACAAACTCACGCCTTACCTCGCCATTAGTCTTCTTCTCTTGAATAATCACACCATTCCCCGCGGCTTCGTCTAGTATCTTAGAGCGCTTTCCTGTGCTTAGGTCTGAGCTTTTATAGGTTTTCATAAATAGCTTTCC